TAGAGCCGAAGGTGTTCCCGGGATGGGCTTGGTTTATGGAGAGCCTGGGTTAGGAAAAACATATGCAATAACTTGGTGGACTCTACAAAATGACGCTATTTTAGTCCGTTGTGCAAATAATATGAATTCAGGATCTATAAGGAAATCTTTCATAAAATAATAATGTTCGCCGTATTCATTCTCGCAAACAACAATATTTTTTTCTAAAATTGCAAGAACTTTATAATCCCCATTGTCATTATTTTCAAAGCCTTGAATCTTTTTTAATTTGTAAACGCCATTAAGTTCAATCATAAAAAAGTGCCTCCTGTCATTGTGCATTAACATTAATCGCTCAAAGAAACAGAAATGGAAGTCTTTTGTATCATTTGAACACAATTACCAATCTTTGCCATCTAGTCCTCTGATACTTCTTTCTTTATTTGCTGCCCAAAAATTATTATTATGAGTGTCATATAATTTTTGATACTTTTCTCTAGTTTTTGTATCTTTGGAACGTTCAGCTTTATTTCGTGCTTTATGACTTTCTCTGTAGCTCCTGTTGTAATAAGAATTTAATTGACCATCAGTCATTGATTTAATGTTATTTGCAACGTGTTTTTCTCTAACATTATTTCGTTCGTTTATTGCTAAGTAATGAATTTGAGTTCTTGCATTAGCATAAGATTGTGCTTCGCTAACTTTTGCAATCTGTTTTTCTAGAGCAGCAGACTTAGATTCGTAATCAGAATCTGTCATTTGAACACCTCTAAATTCATCTGTCATTTTACGCAATTTGTTCTGCTCATATGCCAAATTAGCAGCAGCTCTATTCATCGAATTTGCCATATCCCGTTTGTTTCGGATAAAAAGCCTTCTTTAGTCGGGGTTAATTTAGTACAACCAAGAATTCGATAACCACATAAAATTCGTTTAACTTTATCAAGAGTTTCATATGCTCCGTTATTATTACGAAGATTTCTTGTGACTATTGTTATGGCAAATTCTAATCTTCTTTCTTGAGTGATAAAACTTAAAGCATCTGTACTTGTATAATTTCCCCCCATATAATGCACAAGAATTGCTCCAATAGGGTGGAGTAAAATAAATTCCTGTGGTTTTTCGGGGAATCCTTGTGTTAAAAATTCAGGGAAATTTTCTTTTAATCTTTCGATTATAGAATTTTCAATATCTCTAATACTCAATGTTTATCACTCTTTTATTAAATAATCTATCTAGAACAGTTTTGTTGCTTCTGTACTCTCCGGTAGTTTTGACTTCTTCCTTATCTTCGGTTTGAAGTGTAATAACTCCTTTTTTCAACTGTTCCAATGTTTTGATTGCATTTTTATAGTTCTCAACAATCGTTGCAGGGATTTCAACATATATTCGTCTTGAGTAGAGTCTATAAATGCTTAAATCTATTGCGATTGTTCGTAACAAAGGAAAGTGGGTATCTAAAGGTAGTGAATATTTTCCCCTTAAATACCCATCAATAAGTGTTGAGGAGTAGATGAGAGCTTCTTCACAGACAACCTCGTCAACAGTATCTTGTTCGGGGTTGTCGTTCGTAAGCTGGATAAGGGAAGCCTTGCTTATTTGGAGTTCTATATCTTCAGAAGTGCAATAAATAGACATTAGATTCCTCTAATAATTCTAAATATTTCGCCTTCTGTTGCATCATCTAAAGCATATCCATTGATACTTTGAGATGTAGCTGATGTAATAGCTTTGCCATTAGCATCAGAAGTTACAGTTGAACCGGCAGTAATTGTACCACCTGCTTCAACAAGAAGAACTCCAAGTACACCTACAGGAGCAAGTTGTTCTGCATCTGTGTTAACATCACATACTCCGTAGGCTTTTGCACCTTCAGCACAGATATTACCTGTGAAATCTACAAAACGATTACAAGGTAAATCAACTGTTGCTTTGATAGAATCAATTAATAGGGGTTTGTATAGTTTTTGAGCCATTATTCATTACCTCCATTTTCTGATTCTTCTTTTTTTGTTTCATCTTCTTTTGTTTTTGTTTTGGTTTTAGTTTCTGTTTTTGTTGCAGGGGTTTTGTCTTTATTGGTAGATTCTTTAATTGGGATAAGTATATCTGCTAGTTTTTTAGCTTCCTTATCTGTCAATTCAATAACGCTACCAATTTTTACAAGGTCTCCATTATGGAGAATATTTGTATTTTTTAATTTATATTTAGCCATTTAACACCTCATTAAACTGCGTTTGAAATTAGATAACCTGCTTCAGCACCTACTAAAAATGGAGTGTAGATATCTGTTGCACGAATGTATTTAACTTTGTTTCCTTCTTTTTGATATTCATCAATTTGAAGAGCATCTTTCTTACGAACTGTGTAACCAAAAGACGGATCATATTCAGTTCTTGAAGTTAGCTTTGGAACATATGCAAGAATAATGTTGTTTCCCCAAACTCTTGCAAAGTTGTTGTTTGCATCGGCATAGATTGAACGACCTACAACAATATTTTCAATTTCGAAAAATTCTTTTAACAAATCCAAAGTGATAATTTTATTACTTGAACTAGCAATTAATTTTTTCAAATTTGAGTTTTGTTTTAAAGCCTGCCAAACTTCTTGCCCCATAACAAGTGTGTTAGGGTCTTTGCCGATTTTTCCACAAACAGCATCTTTTCCTGCGTTAACTACTTTTAATGGGTCAGAAGCATCATTTGTAAATTGGCTTGTACCTGACAACGCAATCTTGTTTTCAGTTGCATAGTTTTTAGGATCTTGAGCTAAATCTGCACATTGTTTTTCAAGTTTTAATTTCAAACCTTCTGTTACAACATTTGTTGCGTGAAGTTGAAGTTTAACTTTTTCAGCCTCATCTTCTTCCCTGTAATCGATAGGGTAAGCCAAGTCGTGTTCTGCTAATGTTGCAGTATGTTTTGAGAAGCCTTTAGGACTAATTACATTTGAATTAGCTCTAATTGCACGTTCTGTGTCATACAATTGAAATGCTTCTTTGTTAAATTGAAAAATATCAATTTTCTCTTTTTCAGAATCGATAATCGGGAATAGATTTTCAGCAATAAAACTATTATTGCCATAGCCACGAGCAACTTCTGAAAGATATGCGTTTATTCTTAAATCTTCTAAACGTCCCAATTTATACCTCCTTAATTTTTAATAGTGCATCTTTGAAAGAGATTTTTTCTTTTTCAGCAATTGCTGTTGCTTGTTTATAAATCTCTAAACTTTCCTCATCTGCATCAGCATATTTAACTTCAGCATCAGTTTTTTTAGTTTGCTTTTTTGCAACTTCATCAAACTCAACTTGCTTTGGTAATGCAGAAATAAAGGATTTAAACTGTTCGATGCTGTTGGAGGACTCGTCAAACTTTTTAACGTTATCCAAGTCCTGTAAAATAGAGAAAACAGCATCTTTATTTGCAGGGGTAAGAATTCCGGCATCAATTTGTTTATCAATAAACTCGTTGAAGTCCTTGTCACGAAGACTGTCCTTCATTTCCTTAAGTTCTCTTGCCAATTCATCTTTGCCTGCTGCTTCATCCTTAAACTTTGCAAGTTGAACTGTTAAATCAGCAACTTGAGATTTCAAGGATTTAATTGTTTCATTCTTTTTAGATTGCTCTTTGTATTCAGCAACTTGTTTTTCTAAATCTGCAACTTGAGTCTTTAATGTTTCAATATCCTCATCTGATGCAGTATCTTCTACTTGTGCTTCAAAAATATATGTTTCTGATTCACCTTCTTTAAACTCAACAGCTTTCATTCCTTTAACTTGAGGAATACTTGCACCCAAGAAAGAAACAGCCTTTAAATATGGCTTTTTACCTTCTAGTTCTCTGTAGATTTCAACCGAGATTTTTTTGTATTTCCCCTTTGAAACAAACTCTTTTAAGTCGTCTGATAAATTTTTAAACGATGCTTTTAATACACCATTTTCTTCTTTTAATCTATCAACCCAACCATAAGCGGGACCTTTTTGTTCATGGTCTAAAGTAATCGGAGCTTCGCAAAAACTTGGATCATAATTGTTTGCAAGTTCTTGAACCTCTTCTTTACTAAATGCTCCTTGCGGATAATTTCCGGCTTTAAAAACCTCAAAATACTTCATTCAGTTTTCTCCATAATTTTTAGTACGATATAAACTTTTTTCTGTTTGAAGTATAAAATCTCTCGTTTTTAACATTCAAATGCCGTTGGAAACTTCTTTTTACACTCTCCACAAGGAGTTTCCCTGTACATTTGAAAATTAAAATTGTGATGAGGTATCTTGAAAACACAAGACAGGCAAAAAGCCTCTTTTCTTTTTGCCCTAAATTAAGAAAGGTATATTTAATGGAAACTTCATTATTATTAAAGTTATTTGAAAGTATCGGCTTCCCTGCT